GGCTCACGTGAAACTTCTTGAAAAGATGTATTTTTACGGTGAATTAGCTCCTATCGATGTCCCTGCGGCTTTACAACGTCTTTATGTTGTTTTTCCCACTGCAAGGACCATGTCCCCTGGAGAGCTTTGGCTTTGGCTCATGATGAATCCGCACCCTTACTGGGTGATAATGAGCAAGCTCGAGCCGACTTTTGGTGAGACCTGTATGGCAGAACTTGACAAGGCTGTTGATTATGCGAATTCGTTCCTAATGCGTGGGGCGAGGTCGCTTCTCAACCTCTGTGAAAGCGTCCTACATTCGAGGGCGTTTTCTATTTTTGTCACTACCTTCGCTAGTGTTGCTACGGCAATTGTTACCTCTTTCATTGGGGTCAGGGTGGTTGCCTGGTTGTTCCCTCCCAAAGGGAAGAAACCCGACTTCAAGCCTCCCAAGACCCAAAGTGGCCCCGATCTTCATCGGAGCATACGTGAGAGACAAGCTGTCAAGCGGGAGAAAAACAAACCTTCGCGCCAGGCTTGGAGAGATTTCAAGATGTCTAGACATGCCGACACCCAATCGGCATTCTCGGACAATTACCGTCTCATTCAGGCCAATCTCGTCGACGTGTGGACGACCGTCGACGGGGTGTCCCAGCGCCATGGCTATGCTTTGGCGGTTTATGACCGGTTTGTTCTTATGCCGGTTCATTACTTGTTGAAGATTCAGCTCGCAGGTTTGTTTGAAAGAGCCCAATATACTTTCAAGCAACCAAATTTCAACGACGTCACGGTCCCTGGTCCGGAACTCAATCTTGTTAATGATGATGTTCCCAACAGCGAGCTTGGCCTCTTCCATATCCAAGCTTTGCGACAATACCGTGATATCACGCATCTCTTTTTGCCACATGATGACGTGGCTTCTCACTACTTCGGTGACACTGAGTGGTTCAAAGGAGCGTTCGTTCGTCGTGATACCGTTGAAGTCTTTGCTGACGGCCAGAGGCAATCTCCCGTCTATTACAAAGACATTGATGACGAGAGGTTTAACCAGCTTTCGTATGGTTTAGCCACTCGAAAAGGCGATTGCGGTGCAGCCGTAATGCTTGTTGAAGGGAAAAATGCCGGTAAGATCATTGGGCTCCACGTTGGTGGAGGCACTGGTCAAGATGCCATTGGATACGCCTCTTCCGTTTCGAGGAGATTTCTTAAGGAAGGGACTGAAGCTGTCAAATCTAAATTCGACTTGGAGGAATATGAGTGCGATCTTTACCTCAATCCCGATCCAGTTGTTGGTCAGTCTTCTTCCGACTTTCACGGAGACGTGGAGGGCGTTTTCTTGACCCGACATCTTGATCCTCCCGCTGGGACCTTCATCAAAAACAATCTTGAGGAGTTCGACGGATTTGGCCCGCTCCCCGTGGAGCGCAAGATGGCTAAGTCTGACGTTCACCCCACGGCTTTTGCTCGCAATCGAGCGAGAGTTAAACCCCTTCCCGTCACTCTTGACTGGGATAGGTTGAATTCCCTCACTCCTCACATTTCTGCCCATTTCAAGAAATTTGGGAGACAGTACAGAATGCGACCTTTGAATTTCCTCGAGTCGATACGAGGCAACGAAGACCTCGGTATTGACAAGTTGGATTCTCACACCTCAACAGGGTATCCCGACATCGATCGTGGTGTCAAGAAGGATGCCTATTTCACTTATGATCAACTCGGTGAATTCGTCCCCGGCCCGAAGCTACCTGAGCTTTTTGCTCACTGGAAGCGCGACATGGGAGAACTCAGCCGAGGTTCGATGCCTGTTTGGGTAATCAAAGACATGCTCAAGGGAGAAAAACTCCCTGTCAAGAAAGTCGATGCTGGACGCACCCGCATTGTTAATTCGCCTCCGATGAGGTGTCATGTAGTTTTCCGTACTCTCTATGGGACTGCCTTGTCTGTCATGGCCGCAGGAGCTCCTCTCAATGGGGTTCTCAAAGGCTATGACGAGAAGACGGCGTCCTATTGGGGTGCTGTTTTCCGCATGTTCAACACTTTTGGAGGTGAGCACTGTGGAGCGGGAGATTACCACGCTTACGATTTTCATCATTATGGAGGGTTGTTGGCTTGGGCTCTCGGCGTCCTCGGCCATATGTACGATGACGTGGAAGAACCTCCTGGATACAAAGAAGCTCGTAAGACCCTCGCGAAATTTTTCAGCACGCAGTACCATGTCTTTGGTTCCGTTGTTGAGAAGCGAGATTTCGGACTTCCGTCTGGGATTATTCCTACCACGGAATTGAACATTATCATTAATTTCGGAATTTTCTTGTACGCTTGGTGCGAGCTTCATGAATGGAAAGGTGCTACTGAACTTGAGTTCTTCAAGTTCGTGAAACCGGGTTTTTGCGGTGACGACAATCTCTTCACCGTGGCCCAGAGGTATGCTCCTTTCTTTACTGAAGCTTTTGTTGCTAAGATAGCTTTGAAATTTGGCCATGAGTATACGGCTCCTGACGGCGGCCCAGCTCGCGAGCAACTGTCTCCATTGGAGAACCATGTCGTTCTCAAGCGGGGTTTTCGTCAAGAACCTTTGTACCAAGTTCAAGTCGCGCCTCTAAATCTCGACGTTATTCTGGAACTTCCTCTTTGGACCCGTTCTGGGTCGGATCGCCTCAAGATTGCCTCAGACAATATGGATACTGCTATCCGCGAGTTGTCTCTTCATGGCAAAGAGGTATTTGATGAGTGGCTTCCGAAGTACCGAAAGTTTTGGGGTCGCCATTGGGCGCCTTTTTCTTCGGATTGGGATTACGTCTTCCGGGCGACCGCGAAGGTGTAAGTCCGTTTAAATCCGACCTCTTCCCTCGAGGGCAATTGGGCGCGCGACTGCGAGAGTGTAAAGAAAACCGTGGTTGGATAACCTACTTGTGTGTTAGAGCAACACTCACAAGCGAAGTGCCGCTGAATTTTGGCCCGCCTTAATGGTTTAGCCTTACCACGTCGCGTTGTGACATAAAAGGAACAATGAAATTAAGTTTATTTATCCATATCGATTTATGACCGAAGACGCGCAAACCAGCAATGTCCAGTCTACTGGACCGAATGTTTCCATCCCGGGCGGGGAGGCAAAGCCGGCCCCGACCACTGTCTTTTCAGCCGACGCAGTTGGATCGGTTGCCGCCCCTCCGAATCTTGGGCGCTCCACCAGGATCGGTTCCGCACTTGACGTTCCAGGAGCTCGAGATATTGAGGACTTTCTTAGACGACCTACCCTTATTGTCTCAGGCTCCCTCGCAACCACCGATACAGGAATCCTCTGGGACGCAGACCCCTTTGTCAGCCTCGTCACTTCGTCGATTAAGGCAGCAAAGTTGGCAGGAGTATATGGACTACGTGCAGATGTCGTCCTCACGCTTCAGGTCAATGCAGCAAGATTCCAGTCGGGACGATACCTCCTCGGATTCGTCCCTTCCGGCGGTGCGTCTGTTAACTCTTTTGGATACTCGTCGTACTACAGAAGTCACAACACCACCATTGTGAATGCTTCACAGACTCCTCATGTGGAGTTGGATGTGGCTACTCAAACTCATGCGTGTTTGACCATTCCCTGGGACGCGAATGCTCCTTTCTTTGTCGTCGCTCCGGGCAGTAATTACCCGGTCGGTGTGGGGAAGGCGTTCCTTCGTCCATATGTTGCGCTCGCTGCAGCCTCTGGTGATAATACTGCAGGCTACTCAATCTGGGGTCATTTTGAGAACATTCAGTTGATTGGTGCTGCGGTCTCGCAGTCTGGTTATTCTGAAAGGGAGCAAAAGAAAGCCGGGATTGGTCCTGTTGAGAGTGCCTTGACTAAAATTTCTAAGGCCTCTACAATTCTTTCCCAGATTCCGCTCGTTTCGGCCCCTGCGAAGACGGTAGGATGGACGGCTTCCGTTCTTTCTCAAATGGCTCATGTCTTTGGATGGTCAAAACCCAACCATCTGGGGACTACCAGTCCTATGGTGATGAAGAATCACCGTTATCTCGCTAATTCAGATGGCGAGACTCTTCCTGAGGTGTTGGGAGTGTTCTCAAGCAACTCCCTCATCCCTTATCCGCGTGTTGGAGGGACTCAGTTGGACGAGATGTCGATTGATTACATCAAATCCATCTACTCCAACATTGCCGTTCAGACTTGGTCTGAGTCTGACGTTTCTGGAACTCAGCTTCTCGGGCTCCACGTTAACCCCGCTGTCATGACTACTAATGTCGGTAGCGGGGTCGTGATGACTCCGGTAGGTTGGTTGGGATCTCTCTTTGCTCGTTGGAGGGGAGGCCTTAAGTTTCGGTTGAAGTTGGTTAAGACTGAGTTTCATACTGGGCGTCTCGTTCTTTCTTTCAATCCCAGTTGGCATGACGCTTTGGTCGGGCCCACTTTGGCCGGCACCGAGTATGTTCATCGTGTCATTTGGGATATTAGGGAGTCCAGTGAAATTGAAGTTATTTGTCCGTACATTTCGCCAGAACTTTGGACGGATTACATGGTGGGCGTAGGTCTTTTCTCGTGCCACGTCTTGGATCCGCTTATTGCCCCGAGCACCGTTCCTAGTTCAGTTTCAATTATTGTTGAGGTTGCTGGTGCTGACGACTTGAGTTTTGCAAGTTTTTGGCAAAACATGTATGAGCCGTGGGCTCCGGCGGTCACTCAGTCAGGTTTTACTTACCATCTTGGTGAAAATCCGATAGATGGAACTGTTGAGGCGGCTGCCGTGTGCGCTGGAGAATCGGTTAAGAGTCTTCGTTGTTTGACTCGTATCTTTTCTCCGACCCTGTACACTAATGGGAATTACATCAGCGCCACCGCAACCACGGATTGTATTCGGGTCAATCCATACATTCGCACGATCGTGAGTCAAGCGACTTCGAATTCAAGCCCTTTGTCCCGTGGGCTTGTTTTCGGAGATGTGTTTGACCAGATCGCTCAGTGCTATTGCATGGAAACCGGATCGATGCGTGTGACTGGTGACATTACCTCAGCCGGTACGGTGTCGTCCAAAGGCAACGTCCGGTTCTGGCAACAGGACACAGCTACTCTTGTTCCTTCCACTGTAGCAGTGTCCACTAAGGACTTTCTCCGACATAGGGGGATCATTTCCTATGTTGGTCGAGAGCCTCTTGATATCGTGATTCCGCCCTTTCAAAGAACGATTGGGCGGGCGGTGTCTCAAAACATTAATATCGCCGGTACGGCAGCCACTGAAAGGACAAGGTCAACGCTGTGCATGGTTCCACTCGATCAAGCGATTGACGTTTATGTCTCTAGGCATGCCGCCGACGATTATAATTGTTACGGATTCGTTTCTATACCAGCAATGGTATCGAATACGACTCTGTGACTTATACTGCCAGCCCTTTGGGTGTTGGAGGAGGGAGTTCTAGAAAATTCGAGGGTTTTCGGTCTGGAGGGCAGACTGGCCTGGAGGGCAGGTGAAGTGCCGCCGGGGGAAATCAGTGCGGTTTCTGGAACAGGGAGGTTTTCCTTTGTTTTGTCATTTTACAAAATATAAAACCCCA